GGATAATCTTGGGTTTAAGATTTTCGGCGATGGATTAACCTAGTCCGTGCAAAACTTTCTAACTACGCGGCGGGTGGTACATCATCCGGGTTTATATCGTCGAGGGCCTGAGCTGCCACCTTAAGTTCATCAAACGAAGCCGCTTGCTCCGGGGTTAATTCAACATCGGCTAATTGCTGGGTCAACTTATCAATCGCTGCTTGCAGGTCGGCAACTCGTTTGACGATCTCGACTTCCGCTTTGTTAAGCTGGGATTTTATGCTTTCGTTTTGTTGTAAAATGTCTGAGAGCTTCATTAATATTTCCTTTTCCAAGTGGGTTATAAGATACTTCGGTACTTCATCGGGTTCTTCATTTCTTTCTCGGTGTTTCATTGCTATTGCCTTGATTAGCTTGACAATTTTTTCAATCATTTTTCAATAAACAAATTTTCATTATCGGGAATTTTTCGGGGAAAACTGCGCTGCTCCCGGATTTCTTCCGGAACCCAGGCACCGACATCCCGATTTAATTTACTATCAAACGTATACCCAGCCATATAGGCCGCTATCAATACCAGTACCAGGGGCTTGCCCGTCAAATCGTCAGGAATCGAGGCGTAAATGGTAAACGCGGAGGTGATACTGGCCAGCACAGATTCCATAGTTTGGGTTTTCATTCCCAGCATATAGGCTAAAAATGTAGTGGTCGTCCGCCCTTGCGCCCATCTTGTCGCCCAATGGCCCAGAATACCCAGAAATTGAGCCAAAATAATCAAAACCAAAATCATCATTTAAATTTTTTCCTGATTGCTGAATTTGTGCCGGTTTAATAAATTGTTCCGGCAAAATAAAATAATGTCAGCGGCCTTTCCTTCGTACACAAAATTTTTTTTGGTTTTGCTGCGAATATTCCAGACATCCTGATTAACCCTTTTATTAACTGTCGCAGTAGCTTTATTGGCATAGTGTTGGCGGCGTTTTTCGGCGTCCAGATAGCCCGTATGCTTAACCGGGTTGGTTTTGACCCAGGCTTCAAAAATTTCTCTGTTGTACCCTAGACATGGCCTGCCCGTTTTATCATTATTGATCCGAACAGAAGGCGTTGGGACCAGTCCTTTTTTTTCCATGTTCCACAGAGCTTTTATACCCACGCCGAGCAGGTCCGCGCCTTCCATGCGGGTTATGTAGTTTATCAAGTCGCTCACAGCCACCACGCCAAAATCAACAGCACTACAAAAATTACCCAAATTTGCCACTCGTCGAGGGTATCAAGAATTTTTAGCATCATTAACAAATTACTTTTATTTATGTATATATATCATTGATTTTTATACTCATTGAAAGTAACCTCGTCATCATGTCGGCGGTATCTTTCATTACTTCTGAATTGGTGCAAAATTCGCTTGTCTTCGCAGTCCGCGCAAATATAGTCGCCTTGCCTTGGGGTGTGAATTTTCGCGTCTTTATTGGCCCAGTGCTTGCCAAAATGGCAATAAAAATCATTGCTCATCAATCCATCCATCTTCGGTTTAATTCATTATTTTCAATATCTTCCACTATTATTTTAAAGATTTTTCCAGACATGAATTTAAGTAAATTAGGGTTATCATGATATATAATATGCACCTCAACAATTTTCACTTCTTCATTTTCCAGCTTCCAATCGACGACAAAATCATAATTGTGAATGGTCATTCGGTGCTTATGCACAGTTGATTTAGGATTCATGTATAAAATTAATCAATTTCACGCACTCAACACCCGCAAGGGCGCAACCGGCACAAAGCCCGGATGCCTGATTTTATTGCGCTGGGTTATTTCAGCATCGCGTCCGGCGTTTTCGTAATAATCGTAAGCGGTCACCAGCATGGGCAACACATCGGGCGGCGTGACTGTGTTCAGTCGGGCGCTGTTGCTTGAGCGTTCGGTCAAGTCGCGGCACATCGCCGCGCGGGCTTCCATTAATGCCTGGTAAAGATCATCGTCGTCCGTAACCAGCGATTCGGCATCCAGCGCCGCAGCCAGTTCATTTTTAACGGCTAAAACATCGTCATAAATCGAGCAGTCCAGATAACTGGACAGTCCTACCGCCTGTACCAACAGCAATTGCCGGGTGTTTGCCAAAATGGCCGACTCATTGGCATTAGCTTGCGCAGCGGTCGCCGTGGTATACGTTCGCGTTGCCGGTTGCGCCAGGATCGGATCAACCGCCATGCGCGTTAAGCCCTGCACGATCGGCATCATTAGGGTATCGTTTGCCGCCGTAGTAACGCTGGCCAGCCCGAAGGTTGACAGCGTGGATGACGCTAATTGCGCCGCCGTGATGCCGGTAGCCAGTCCCACGGCCGATATGCCGACTATGCCGGTTAATGCGCCCGTTCTTGCCTTGCCTGACAAATTAAGCAAACCTGCAAAATTCCAGCCCAGATTAATCGGCATCCCGAACAACGCGGACAGGCTGCCCAGATTGCCCAACAAATCGCCGAAGCCCAACAGACTGGCCAGAGCGAAAACAGGATTGGACAAAAATGACAACACCTTTCCATAAAGCGTCAGCGCCTTAACCGCCAGAGCGTTTATCTTGCCGAGCACGGCGAAAACTTTGGCGAAGCGGCTGACGCTGACTTTCTCAAGTTTAGCGGCGGCCTTGCGTGATAATGCCGCCGTAGAAGCGGCTGATGAGGGGAATGCCAGTTCGCCTGATTCGACAAATGACAGGGTAAATAGTGCGTGTCCAAGCCCTCTGTCAAACACAACCCGGCAGGTCAACACATTAACTTTCAGCGTGCCGAACCAGGGATGAATCAACGCGCCTGGTCCGTATTCCTCCAATGCGCCCAGCAACATATTGGCTTTCTCGACGTAATCGACGCCGATAACAAAGGCGTCGAATTCGATGTGGCGCGTGGCGCGGCCCATGTCTTGAGCGTAGGGTTTATCCCGTTGCGGATATTCGTGGATCTGCGTACGTCGCCCGGTTTCAAATTCCGTGCCGTCCACCATGAACGGGATTTTACGGAAGGAGGCGGGGCGCAGTTTCTCGTATAACTGCTGTTTTTTTGCGGGTTCAGCCATTACGCGCTACCCCCTGCAAATGAGCGATAGCCGACGTTAGGCGTTACCGATACCGGACCGCGCTCTTTTGAGGGATTAACGCGCATCCCCGCAGGAGCATTTTTGAAGTTCACATCGATATTGCCGCGCACAGGTTGTTGCGGCTGAATAAGGCTTTTGCGTGGCCCTGCGCTTGTGCCTGGCTGATTGCCCTGAGCTCTTGGTAGAAAATCAGCAGCATTGGCGGCGACATTCATAAACGGCGTATTGGCTGCTTTCGGCATGGGGATGACATTCATAAACGGCGTATTGGCTGCTTTCGGCATGGGGATGACATTTCTAACTTTTGGCACCGTCGTTGCGGCTTTAGGAACGGGCGGAATGTTTTGCTGTCCCGGCGGCCTCATGCCGTTTGGCGTCTGTCCGAAAAAGCTGGAGATGCCAGCGATTGACGCAAGTTTACTAATGCCCGCTTTGATGTAATCAATGAATGCCGTAAACTTTGCCTTAAGCTGATCTATTATGCCGCTGAAGATCTCAACAACCGAGGCGGGCAGGATGGCTTTGAACACATCCCCAACCGCCGTGACGCCAACCATGATGAAGTCATAATACATTTTCCAGGCAGACATCCACCAATTTGCATACGTATCCCAGATGGCTTTTACCCCGGTAACAGTATCTTGCCAGGCCGTTGTGAAAAAACTGCAAATTGCATCCCAGTTCTCGTAAATCAACGGCGCAACGGTGACTATCGCCATGAGCAACAGAAAAAACGGATTGCTTGCCATGATGCCCGCCAAAACTTTTAAAGCGATTCCCAAGCCGAAAAAAACCAGTTTCAGCCCAACAAAGGCCCCTGCCATTTCCAGCGCCGTTTTTATCGCCGGGCCGTTGTTGGTGGCCCAGGTTTGCAAACTTCCGGACACGTCATTAATAGATTGTGCGAGTTGTTTCATTTCCGGCGCGTAAGCGGTCGCAAACGCCACCATGGCATTCGTGAACGTACCGGTTGCGGCGTCCCACAGATTAGTCAGGGATCCCAGAGCCGCATTGATGCGCATCTGCAAATCGGCCTGGTTCTGCATTTTTTTAACCATTTCAGCATAACCGCCGCCTGCGATAATCAAGGCTTTTGAGGCGTGTTCTTTGCCGAACAGCTTTTCAAACTTTTGGAAAAGTGCGGCGGGTTTTAATTTGTTCGCAGTTTCCAGATTTTTAACCAGATTAGCGACGTTGGTAAACTCACCCGCACCGGCCGCCTTGGAAATCATCGTTTTAAGCCCGGTTCCGGCCTCGCTGGCATCAACCCCCGCCTGAACCAACATCGCCACCAGGGGGGCCATCTGGTTGGCGACTTCAAGCCCTTGCACTTTTAGCCCTTTTAACGGTCCGCCTGCTTTGGACATCGCCATCACAAAATCGTCAATCCCAACGCCCATGTGAACGACGCGCTGCATGGTATCAGCGAGGCTCACCAAATCACTGTCAGCCACTGAAAAAACGTTGCTTATCTTGGCGACGCCGGTCGCTGCGGTTTCGTAAGTCTCACCCAGGCCTTTAGTCGCTACGGCCAGATAAGCGGCCGCTTTCAAGCCCCCGTTGATTAATACCGAGGTATTCAAGTTATTCGCTTTCATGACCGTGGCCATCTGCGCAAAATCCGCTGTGGTTCCAGGCAATTTGTTGCCGAGATCGGTAGCTATTTTCATCAGGTTTTCAAATCCGGATGACAGCCCGTCGCGGGTCATCAGCACGCTTTTTAATTGCGTTGCCGCATCTTCGGCTTCCATGAACGCACGGGCAGGAATCAGCATCGCAGCGCCTAGACCTGCCGCCATCGGAATCGCGCCACGACCTGCCCGCTCGAATTTCCGTGACCAGGCCATTATCTGGCGTGATTGAGCGTTGAGGACCGGGGTTAATCGGTCCGTCGCGCTGATGATGGCGCGGAGGTTAAACGAAGAAGCCATTGATTACCTTAATATTTTTGTCAATCACAACCACCACGCAAAAACCAGCAGAAAAACCAACATGACCCATAGCTGCCATTCATCAAAAATATTGATAAGTTTTAACAACATTCGCTTTTTTTGATTTCCAAAATTTCTATTTTGAAAATACAGCCTGATTCTTTGTGCATCCCCGTTTCTATAGTTGAAAAATGCAAATCTACTGCATCACGTCCTATGGTTACATAGCGCAAACATGAGCTGGTTTCTGTGCAATCGCGGCCTTTGCAGCGCGTCATTTCGGCTGGCAGTGTGTAAGCAATTGTCATGTTTTATTTGTCAGTTCGGCGATTCGTTCAGCCTGGGTGGAATACAACTCAAACCTGTCCAGCGTTAGCGCAAAAACCTGAGCCGGGTCGATCTTAAAAAACCACGCAATCTCAAACGCACGGTCAACTAAGTCGGAGGCGTCGCCGCCTCGTCCCCGAAAAAACCCATCACCGCTGTTTGCAGATTGCTCAGGTCACCCAACGATAACGTTTTAAGGCTGCTGGGCGGCACGCCTGCCAAGCGTGCGGCGTATTTCAAAACCGCTTTCGGCTGCAACTGGATGGCCGTGCCGTTATCATTGACGATCATCAAAAACGGATAGCCAATGTCGGTGACATCTTCAACCGTGGGCTCGCGTAAGTCCAGCTCAACCACAGGTTCACCGGCAACCGTGATCGGCTTTGACAGTTTTACAATCACTGCCAAATGCCGGTGATGCCTGAAAACTCAATATCGACCGTGCCTTCTTCGCCATTGCCGGTCATCTCGCCTTCGACATAGGCGTTGGTCAAGGTGTAAACCTTGCCGTTAGCCAATTCAGCGGTCACCGTCATGTTGGTGCCTTGCGCTAATTTGTTCAGCGGGAAATCGCGCGTAAAAATGGCGTCAACTTTAAGATATTGACGTTGTACTGTTTCTTTATACCCGGCGTTGCCTGCAAGCGACATTACCGTTTCCCGTGCTAATTGAACCAACGGCGTTTCTATTTTGCCCTTGATTTCAAGTTGAGTCCCGTCACATTTGACAAAACAGATTCCTGCGACTCTACCGGCCATGATATTTTCTCCAAAAACTTAAATGTGATGCAGAGACGCAATATTTTGCGTCTCTACGGCTTTATTTTATGCGGCGGCCTGAACAGGATACTGTAACCGAAATTGGTGGAGCACAGCGAATACGCGTAATTGATTTATTAGGTCTTCCGGGAACAGCACATTAACTCGATTGGGATTTATCAGGTCGCGTTCTACAATCAGATTGGTATTAAACGCCTCTTTATTTTCAACGATACCCAACATCATCAATTGGTCGTATGCTGCCAACAATTCGCCGCGGATAACAGCAGGCGTGACAACCGCGTTGCCTGGTCCGAATCGCGTGCCGTCATTCGCTAATTTGTGGCGTGCATATTTTTGGGTGATGGCGTAGCGCAAATAACGGAGAATATAGGCTGAACTATGCAAGGTTTCCGAATCCAGATAACTGGGATCGGCTTGCGCAAAGGTGTTTTTCTGATAAGTGGTAATGGCCCGCTCGATCTGGATCACGCCGGATACGATAAAACTGGTGGCGATGCCGTAGGACAAAAGCACGTTACGCTCTGACCAAATAAACTTTTTACCAGCCCGTGGCGCCATCAAGCCGGTTAGTTCGCCAGTTTGCGTGGGTCGTGCCGGATCGGCGGCGATATAAACGGCGTTTCGTGCGCCGTAAGCCGCTGCGTATTCCCAACAGGGATGCTGGCAATCAAGATCGATGGCCGCAATCGTGTGATGCGGATCGTTACGCAAGCCTCCGGCGGTACTGAGTGCGCCTAATGCGCCGCGCAAGGCTGAATAACAATGGCCATAAACTTGCCGTGACCAGGACCAGCGTCCGGAAGAATCGCCGTATTCAGTAGCGAATACATCCAGGCTGCCACTGTCGGTAAAGGGATGAATCACGAAATCGTAGGCGTCATCGCCCATGGCCGTGATTGCGCCGGTCAGTGTCGGATTGGTTGCGCCAGTGGTCAGGAAGTTACTGCCGGTATAGGTCAGCGCAACGCCAGTTGGCAACGCTTCACCGCCTGCGCTGCCCCGATAGGAATCCATCACGGAAATATCGTTGCCGGTCGGCCCTTTCCAGCGACAGGTCAGCGTCACGACAGCACTAGCCACGGTTGACGTAACCGGCAAATCCAGCGCCGCGTTAATCGCGGTGTTAATGTTGGTCGCGATAGCGGTAGCAATATCGGTGCTGCCCACCGCAACTTGCACGCGTTGACTGCCAATATAAAGATTGATTGTGCCTGCAACGGTTGCGGGGCCGGTAACCGTAATCGTCCCGGTCGCCTGCACGCCGCCACCGGCATCGGCCACGGCCATGCACCACAGTTCGCCGGTCGGATCGGACAGGCGGTAAATGGCATGCATTCGGGCCAGCATGGAGCCCTGACCAAACAGGGCTATCGCCTGGCTGGTTTGTGAAACCAGATATGGCACATTGGCGACAGCAGTACCGGCGCTAAGTTTTTGCCCGATCATCAAGGATCTCAACGACTGGGTGAAATAACCAGCCTGGCTGTTGTCCATTTCCGCATAAAACAGCGGCACACGAACGCCGTTGCCGGCGGGAATATAATTGAATGAGATGGCCATGACTTACCCCTTTTCCTTTTCCGCTTTAACCGATTTATCTACCGGCAGCGTTGCTTCAAACACGTCGCCGTCTTCCAGACGACGCAGCCAGTATTGGTGCGGTTCGACGTTTCGCCCTTCAGCGGGCAATACGTCATTGTGATCCGGATCATGTACGCTCTTTCCGGAATAGGGTTTTAAAAACATGTGGAACTCCTAGGGCAAATTGCCGGTGGGGGGTGATTTGATGGTGTGTTCAATGCGCCCGTCCGGGCCAGGGTAATGCAAATTAGGGTCGGCGGCAGGGTCTATGTCGTCAACGTTAATCGTCGCGCCGTCAAAGTGCGGCAACGCGGCCAGTTCAATGCCCTGCCAGCCGTCTTCCGGACCTATTTCCATGTACGCGCCAAAATCAAACTGATACCAAAGCCGCGAACGGTCGAGATCAAGCAGGTTTCCGCCCTGGTATTCGACGCCGCGATAGGTCACGGGATCGGGTTGCCAGCCTATTAAGGCCTTCCAAATTTCCGCCCGGATGCTGTCATGTGCGGAATTGATCGCCGCCTGGCCGCGTTCGTCCGGCGCATTGCTGAGCGCTACGATAATGGCAAACGATTCGGTAATCGGCTGCCTGACATCGTTAAGGCTCATCCGTTCACCGGGGTTGTCGTCCAGCGGAATCACGTAAGCCGCCGGAACGGTAAGGCTTGACTCTTCCTTCAGGCGCTTGAAATGCGCGGAACCTGCCACGCGCCCGCCGAATGATGGGCAATAGGTGCGTAGTTGAGCAATAACGAGGTTGAGGTTCATTTTACTGATTAGGACGCGGCCATCCTGCGAAGCCATGTGGGAGTCTGAGCACCCCACCGGGAATAAAGTCTATAAAACTAGCTTCCAGCGGGTATAATTCAATCAATTCGTTTACGCCGTCCCACTGCCACAAGCCCATCAATTCAAAGGGTAAATCAAGTGGTTGCATAACATTCGGGTCAAAGTTATCGGCGGTTATCGCGTCGATAATTATATGGTTTACAAAAGCTATTGTTCCAGGCATAGGCAAAACAAATTGCGTGTAGACTGAGGCTATCGCCGCTTGCTGCTCTTCGGTCAACTTGTTTAACTCAATCCCTTCTGGAGCTTTTATAATAATGCGTTTCATATTGGTTGGGGCCTGTCAATATCGTCTTAAAAGCCGCAGGGCGCGGCTATGCGAAGACTGTTTTATATGTGTATTAGTTGTGTGTTACTGTCCAGCCTGCTGCTACTAAAGCTGCTTTAGCTGCAAGGCCTGTTGCTGACGGTGCTGCGCTCGTGCCTCCGGTCATATTTAAGGTGCCATTAGTTAAACTTGGCGTATTCACGACGGATCGGGCTATTGATACCAGAATATTGTCTACGCTGGCTTGGGTTAGGGCGCAGTTTATAAATGCGTTCCCGTAATATTTTGATTTTGCATTAGTAAAAAATCCTGCTGGTATAGTAGTTAAAGCACTAAAATTTACGCACATCTGTGTAAAATCGGTTCCTGCTGACGTATCTAGTAACGGCATTATAGCCCATCCACATGATCCGAAGGTATTTACCCAGTTAGTAACTTTTGAGGTATTAATAAGCGGAAATGACGGTAATAAATTGTTGTAATACCAAGCTAATTGCAATGTTGTTACATTACCTGTATTAATTTTTGGAAAATATCTAGTCATTGTACTATATGGGAATCCATCAAATCCGTGCAACAGGCTAGTAGTCGCTGCATAGCTAGTATCAAATGCAGTAGTCAGCGTACCATTAACTAAAGGCGCAACTTTTCCGATCTTCAATGCTTTAGGGTAATATGTAAACCTTGAGATATTAGCTATCCCCTGCTCACATAATAAAACGGTAGTGGGCGTTGGGATATCCTGATACTCCAAGGGGGTAACACCGGCTGCTGCATTTGGTGTATAAAGGTAAGCACTATTACTACCACGTTTATCGTAAGTAATGGCATAACTACCAGAACCAGTTAATAGCGGATTCCACACCCCGATATTACCTGGGGCTGAAGAATACTGGCCTGAGGCTGTTAGAACAAAAGTACCTTGGGTAGGGTTGTACCAAGATGATAGCCCCGTTCCGGTAAAGGATGGAGTATCTACAGTACGGGTTATGGCCGCACCTACTGTTGGGATATATGATGAGGCGGTTGGCCCTGCTTCGGCTTGCCCATTGGTATTAGTTCCCGAAAAAATTAGCGTTAGTGTTCCTGCTGTCGCCGTTACAGTTAATGACGTTCTTACTGTTGATCCTGTTCCCGTGAGCGTACCTGTCGCAGTTCCGGTCAATGTGCAGGTTCCAGTTCCCCCCATACTTACAGAGTATGTTTGGGCAGTAGTAGTAATGTTTTGAGTACCAGGTATAGCAGAATTTAGCAATAAATTCGTCCTAGCTTCCTCAACGAGTAAAGTAATTGGCACCGGAATTGCTGAACCGTCATTTAATACAGAACTCCAAACACCCTGACTGACTCTTCTGGCATTTGTAAATCTAACTTCATTTATAGCGCAAATTGTTAATATAGGCAAATCACCCGCTACTGCCGCTGGAGAATAGGCCATACAAGTAGCGGTGGTGCTTCTGGTAAATGTTAGTCTTGGGTCAATTTGCGGTGTTTTTGAAAAATCTAGGTCAATGGAGGGCTTAACGGTATCGTCAGTAAACAAGCGCCTTTCGCGTAGCCTCATTAGTTATTGTCCAAAACAGCCGTCAGATTGAATTTCTGTCCTGATGCCGGTGTGAATGCGTCTAGTGTTTCATAGACAACAAAAAGATCGCGTGATCCGTTAGCCGCTGTTACGGCTATTCGACAAGACATATCCAGTGTCCGGCTCATATCGGAGTTGGTAATATCGGCTGCGGTAACCATCGCTGGCATATCCCAATAGCCAAGACGCTTGTCCGAATCCGCATAAATTTCTTTATGGGGCGCGTTATCGGCTGCTACTGTCGCGGTGTTGACATTAAAAAAATGCAATCTCAATCGTGGCGTGATAGATTTTTTATCAGTCACCAACCGCAGTTTAGTAATGTAACCACTACCGCCTGCTACCCTGAAAATATTGGCTAACTGAACGGGAGTTGTGGTTGATGTAGAATCACTAACCACATCACCGATACTATAAGAGTTAACATCACCAGCCGCAGGTCGCGTCATTTCTGCTGAACTCGGAATAAGGTTGCCGCCGACTTCGCCTATATGGGCCTCGCCTGTTAATAACGCGGCTGCTCCTATTTTAACCAACAATGCGTTAGTTGCCGCATCAACAAAAACGGGTATGTCGCCGCCGTTTACTGCGTTGGATTGTCCACGTAATAAGCTCATAATTTTTTCCTGCTAACGTAATTGCGCTCTCAGCGCATTAGCCAGGGACGCTGAGATAGCCGCCCTGATTTCGGCTTGTTTGTTGTCCAAGGCGGCCTGCATAAAATCTTTACGGGGTTGTAAGCCGCGCCGGGTGCCTACGGCTAGATAAGCCGGGTAAAAATCATCACCCATTTGCGCTGTTTTGTAGGGCATGATCCGCACGTAACCGCCGCCTGAACCGACTTTCATCTTGATGGATCGGCTCATCGTGCCGGAATCGTAACCGGGGAATTCGCCTGCTGAGGAAACCGCGCGGCTTGAAATCAAGCGTCTGGCTTCCCTTCGCACGACAGCGCCGCCTTTTCGGATGGCCGCTTTAAGTTGGCGTTTGTCGAACAACAGCCGGTTGAAATGCGGTTCTAGGGTGATGCGTAGATTAAGCGTATCGGTCATGCGATAGCCCCTAAATCTTTGCATTCAACCATCGTAAACATCTGGGCATCCATGCTATTGGTTGCTCTTACCACGCGGTAACGCCGGTTGCCTTGTGAATAATCGATAACATGCTGGACCGTTATATCTTCCGTCCGGGTGCCGGAGCCATAACGCAACCAAATGCGATGCGTGATGTCCTCGCCGATTTGTTGCGCGGCAACATACGCCACACCAAAAACCGGCTGAATTTTTGCCCAGCGGGTAATCCCGGCGTCAAAAGTCTTGTCAATGCCGTAGCCGACGTTGGCGGTGTCTGTCCAGCGCCGAATCGTGACGCGGCGCACCAGTTCGCCGGTATCCGGCCAATGGGCAACAGCCGCTGTCACTGGAGAACCATCCGGTAAGGATCAAGCAAGCGGTCAACGTAAGGGTTTTTGGTGATAATGCCGGGCGTGTTGATCAACTGGCCTCTAAACGAATACCGGGTTTCAACCGCCATCAGAATCCAGGCCAATATACCGCCGGGTATTTCACCGGCACTGCCGTTGAAGCCGGTTTGTCCGACAAAATTAAGCCCGGTGCCTGCGTTGGTCATATCGATTACAGCGCCGCCGAATGTTGCAGCCAGCGTGTAAACGCCGGGGCTTACAACAGACTGGATAAAGTAATCGGTTTTAATCGTTAATGGCGCTGGCAATACGCCGCCGGAATTGCTGAGCCGGACAGAATCGCCCACCAACAGCGCTTTCCAACCGCTAATAACTACGGTGTTTGCCGTTGCGTTGGCAATAAACGGCGCGACATAGCCTGCATCGAAATTGATGCGCACCGAGCCGATTTGAGGCAAGGTAATCGGCCAAATCTTGCCGAAAACCGGCGTAATACGGGGCGGATCGCAGGTAAGGTCAACCGTGTAATCGGAAGTCGGCATGGTCTGCGTGCTGCCATCCATCGCGGTATAGTCGATGCTGACAATCTGGATCAGCGGGGCAATCGGCATCTGTATGGCGTGCCGTGGGATGCCGAACGCCTTGCCCATCGGTACGCCCATTAAACTGGGGCCAGGAAACGCGTCCAGAATGTACTGATAACGCGCGGCCACCAATTGCCGCTGTGTTTCCATTTGCGCACCGGCAACCGCTTGCGGCAGATAGATATTGGTGATCAGGTTGTCGTCGTCGGTAATGTCCTGGCGCAAATGTTGGCGCACGTCGGCGATGTGCAAGGGCAGCGCAACCGGCGGCGTGAGCATTTTCAGCGGCATAAATCAGACGACTTGAACGACGGCGGCTTGATTAAGTGTTGAGGCCGGTGCATAACGGGGCGTGGCGACCAGTTCCGCCGATACCAGACTGGCGGCAGCGGCAACAGTGACCGACAAGCCAACATGAGTAAACCCGCCGTTGGTGTCCAGTTCCTGCGTGCGCACGTTGATAATCGCCTGCTTGCCGTCGCCAGTCGCTTTGACGATCTGGGTAATGGCTTTGCCGGTAATGTCTTTCGCGCCGGTACCGCTGGCATCTTGCGCCTGCTGTAGCTTGGCATCAACCGTCGCCGCTGTGCCCAGCACGCCGGTATTGATGATCGCTGAGAGTTGGTGGTAGTTTTTAACGGGCACCCAGGCGGTAGCGGCTGAGCCGACGCCCTGACTGATGGGGGCGATGTTGGCGACCACCACCAAGGATTCTGATATTTTTTGATTCGGAAACATGCTTTACTCCTGGTAGAGACGCAATAGCTTGCGTCTTTAAATATATTTTTAGTATCGGTAAAAGACGCAAAATATTGCGTCTCTACGCATAAATCAACGCGCTTCGAGCTGGATGAACGCTGACAGGGTTTTACTGCCTTTGGCCTGCGAGACCGCCGCCGCAATTTTGGGTTGGGCGTCAACACGGAAAGTGGCGCGAAACGCAGTGGCGTCAGCATCAAAATACAGATGGATAGAGGTCGCTGTCTGAATGCCACCGGCTTTGGTGATTGAGCGGATATAGGTCGGATCAATCAGCGAAATATCGCCCTGCGCGGAAAATGCCGGTGCGTGTTGGCTGACCATGATAGGTCTACCCATCAGCGTGCCGTAGGGACTGCCCTGTGCGCCCTGGTTAACCGGCAGGTAAATCGGATAATTACCGAGTGTCAAACCAAATAGCGAAGGCAAGGCATCCGGCGTAATCAGCCAAACCGAGCGCGGGTAGCAGCCGGGTATCAGTCTTGCCACCATGTTGGAGACGTTGGCTAATGAAACCGTGCTAGCTGCCTGGCTACCGTCTTTGATTTGCATAATGAACGCGCCGCTTGAGAAACAGCCGAGCGGCTGGCCTTGGCCGGTGCCGAACAACAACGCTTCGTTAACTTTCCAGCGGATGGAATCAGCGACTTTGTCGGGTAGATAGGAATCGAGCGCGCTGGTATCGGCTAACAGTTCGTCTGATAAGGGCACTAAAGCCATCAGTTTTTGCAAACGCAAAATCGAGGTGCCAAATTTCGGCTTGGTGGCCGTGGCCACTGTCGCTTCTGCCTGCCAGTAAGCACGCACGCCATCCGTGCCCCAGGGTGTTGTTTCGTCTTTCGGGAAAACCATGGAGTTACCGCTGATTTCGATGTTGTCTGTTAGGGGTAACAGAGAATCTTCAGTCAGTGATAAGGTAAAAATCTGCTTGCTGAATTCCGGCGGGACTAAAAAGCCGCCATCAGCGCCGGTTGATTCATTGCCATAGGTGCTGGGGGCGGCTGCCATGAGTGATAGGCGCTCATCGATGGCATTGCGTCCGGATGAAGCCACTTGAACGGCATGGGCGAACTCGCCGAAGCTTTTAAAGCCCCGCTTTTCGTCCTTTTCCCGGTTATCACCCATATCGATGATGGTGCTCCCCGCGCTGAAGCCCAGGCTGGCTTCAGAGTCAAGCAAAAACCTTTCTTTTTCGATTGCTAGGCTAACGGTGTCTGACTGTTCCACAAGTGCATCAAATTGGGTGCTTTCTTCTGCGGAAAGATCGCGCGTTTCGGTTTTTGCCAAATCGGTCAGCGCGCGGGCGGATGCGATAAGCCCGGCTTTCTTTGCCTGGAGATCGCGCAAATCTTTACTGGTTCGCATAATTTTACTCACTTTAAAATTGGCCCTTTAGGGCATAAAAAAGCCCGCATTTGCGGGCAATTGGTTATTTGAAGTAAATCCCCTTTTTTTTAGTGGGGGATATAAGTGTGCTTTCTAAAAAAATACTCATTTTTCGAGCATCTATCATCATTTGTCATATAATTTTTTTACTGTTTCGCGATAACCACTAACTTGCAGATGGGAAATCATCATCAATTTTTTCAGAATCTTTTTGATCTTGCAGAATCAATATTTGTCCGATTCCGTGCAGCATCCAAAGGACGGTGCAGGTAATCAGTACCGTGAAAATCGTTGCAACTAAAATCATTTTTCGTCTCCGTCTTCGTATGCCATTAATTTTTTTTCTATGCGGCGCTCGATTAAAAACAAAAAGCGGGTGGCCATGTGGCCGCCGATACCGGCTGAGGCTGCACTCAGCCCCATAGGCTGGTTAAGCGAATCGATAAACATAAACAGACCGACGCCAACAAAGCCGCTGGTAAACAATTCCCCAAACAATTCAAAAATGCTGAATTGTCCGGCTATAAATTTTTTACTTTGCCCAAACCAGTTGATCAAACCACCGGAAAACGCCATGGTTAGCGCAATTATCCAGGTAATGGCTGGCCATGTGGTGGGGTCGTTTTGCATCAATTACATCAAAGCCAGTTCACGTCGTGCGCTGGCGAGTTTTGAGCGGCCGGGTTTTGCCGACTTGATCATATTTTCAAGCAATGCGTCGAAGGTGATGACGCCATCAATCATGTTTTCCGCCTGCGCTGCTTCTGCGCCTAACATGCGGCCTTGGCCCATGCCTTTTAGTACGGTTGTGGCGCTAACACCGCGACCACGGGCGACAGCGGCGATAAACATGGCGTAATAATCGTTTATACGCGCTTCGTAAGCGGCTTTGGCTTCTTCCGACAGCGGCTCGAAGGGGTTGCCCTCAGTTTTGTATTTTCCGGCGCTGATTAGGGTGGTTTCTATGCCGTCTTTTTCCAGCATCTTGCCCAGGTAGCGGTGTGCGCCATAAACGCCGATGCTGCCCACTTCTCCGCCCAGTGTGCAGTACAATTCGCTGCATTGTGAGCCTAGCCAGTAAGTTGCGCTTGCAGCCATGCTGTTGACGATGCCAATGACGGGTTTTTGCGCCCGTGCTTGATAAATAACGTCGGCCGCTTCAGAAGTGCCGAAAACACTGCCACCGGGTCCGTCTAAATCGAGCAAAATTTGTGCCACGCTTGAATCATTGGCCGCCGCTTTGACTGCGTGGGCGATTGACGCGGTGGATGTGCCGCCCGGCCCGCTGATATTTTGCGGGGGGCGTTGGGTCAGTACGCCATAAACGGGAATAACGGCGATAGCGTTTTTAATGCCGCGATTGTAAGCGCCGTTAACTTTTTCGACCCGCGCCTGCTTGTCGTCGTCGATTTTGTCCTGCACTTCGGCCGATACCGGGGCGTCAATCGCCCAGCGGGTTAATACATCGGCCATCAAAGCCAGATAATCAGGCGTCAAAGCCCAAGGCGTTGATGCGAATTGGGCTAACAATAGCTGGCGTTTCATGGCTTTTCCTGTTCCTGTTCGGATTCGGGTTTGTTTTCGTTTTTGGGTCTGGAACCGGCATCTTCTTCGTCGGCATCAGACTCTTGAATCATGTTAAGTGGACGCAAAGGCTCATCAAGACCGTCGATTGGGTCCATATTTTCGGCTTCTCTGGCCTCATTGCGGGTATACCACCCAGCCAGAATAGAACTTTGATAAAAAGCCGCGCGTGACTTTGAGTCGCCACGCAGCAGGCGGGCAAAATCGAATTCAAGGAATAAATCGCCGTCTTCTTCCGGCAATAATTCCGCTTCGATGGACGCCTCCCAGCGTTCCGCCCAAGGGGCCATGGTGTAGGTTACAAATTCCAGTCCCTGAAATTCGATGTTGTTGAATGTGGAACGTTCCAGGTGGCCAATGCGGTGCGGCGGCACGCGGAACAGGCGGGCTATGTCTTCGACGCTGAATTTTCGACTTTCCAGAAACTGGGCGTCGGTGTTGTTAATGCCGATTTCGTGGTATTGCATCCCCTGATCGAGCACGGCGGTTTTGCCGCGATTGCCACCGGCCTGCATTTCCTGCCAGGTTTCCCGAAATATTTTACGGGCTTCACGATCTTTGAACGAACCGGGAAATTCTATCCAGCCACCGGCAGGCTTGGCGTCGTTGGCAAAGAATTTGGCGCCGTAGTTTTGCGCCGAGATGGCCATGCCAACGGCATCACGCGCCAGTTCTATCGGGCTGTAACCCCGATAAATGTCAGGTGACAGGCCTTTCAGGTGCCAGATTTCGCCACGGGCAAAAATATCCTCGGTGCCGTCGCGGTTTTTGACTTTGTAGTTGTAATCGCCATTAGCGGCAATCTGAATGCTGATGGCATCCGGATTAATCGGCAATAATTCGGTAATCTGACCGCGAAAATTCGCGATGACGCGATTATATGCGTTACCCCTTAGAGAAAGGTGGCCTTGCATCATTTCGCGCCACTCAAAGGCGTTTTGGTAACGATTTGGACGTTTCGCCAGTAAATTGAAGAGCCAATGGTTGGTAATTATCTTTTTTTTCCGGCCACTGCGCTGGTAAAGCACCGGCGGCAGGATGGCAAATGACTCGGACAGCACGGCGACGCAGGCATAAACAGCAGAGACACGCATGGCTGTATCGGCGGAAACGCGAACGCCTGACAGGCTGTTGATGCCTGCCGGCTCGAACCAAAAATCCCCCCAAGGCGAGCGGTCTTCAGAGGCTTTAAATCCGGTCAAAAACATGGTTTACCGGTTCCGTAATTTGAAGGCGATGGCTAGTGTGATCATGTTCAGAACGATGAGCACAAAACCGCTGATGATCAAGCCGGTATCAATGCCGTACAACCGTATTGAGCCGGTCAGGATCAATACCATGCCGAGCAGATTGGTAAGGTTGTAGGCGAGTAGATTCATTCAGCAAACTAATAATTCGTAGTCGGAGCCGATAACCGGCAGGTCTTCGGTGTTGGTCACTGCACGACCGACCGCCATGATTAAGGCAACGGCAGGGTCAATTTTTTCGCTGCATTTGTTTTTAGCCGGCTTAATGTTGCCGGCAGGGTCCTGATCGATGACGATGTTGGACATGGCCCAGTTAAGAACCGGGTCGTTTGGGTGTTGTATGTCGCCGCTCAAGTACCGGCGTTCCAGTTCTTTCATGGGTGCGTTCATGCTCGCATAGCCCATGCCGAAAGCCACCATGGGTGCGCTGTATTCCATGAGATCGTTAACCAATTGCGAGCTGTTCCAGCGGTCGAAAGCGATTTCCTTGACGGGCCAGCGCTCGATTATTGCCATGATGTCAGCTTTTATCCAGTTGTAGTCGCAAACATTGCCCGGTGTTAGCGTGAGCCAGCCTTGTTGCTGCCATTGCATAAAAGGCACGGTCGTTTTGCGGAAATTGTTGGTCACCGCGTCTTCAGGCAGGTAATGTTTTCCGAACACTTTCCAGCTGCCGTCTTGCATGATGGCGATGCCGCCTATGCTGGCCAGATCGGAGACGCTGGCAAGGTCAAGGCCTAGATAAACTTCAACCGGATCAAGGATCTCTTCCGGTTTGTAAGGCTGTCCACAGGCGAGCCAGCGCTCGATATTGCACCAGATGGAATAACCGGTGACCCAAACATTGAGGTGCTTGGTTAAAAAATTGGTTTTCGCGGTCGGCATGACCGCCGCTTGCCGGGCTTGTTCGCGTAAATAATCCAGACTGACCGAGACGCCTAGGTTTGGATTGGCTTTGATCCAGTTGTCTTCATTCTGCCATTCGTCACCGTCATCCAGGGTGTAGATAACGCTGAAAAAGCTGTCGTCATCGATGACGCCGGATAGAACCTTGATGGCGTAATCACGGACCTCATAGCAGATACCGTTTTTGTTAAAGCCTGCGGTCGTAATAGCCCATAGCAGCCCTTGTGAGCGTGCGCCAAAGGCCGATTTTAAAACGTCCCACACTTCCGGTGTTTTATGGGCGTGCAATTCGTCCACCAGGGCAATATGCGGGTTTAGGCCGTCCATGGTTTGGCCGTCAGCGCTTAACGGTTCAAATTTGCCGAAGTTGGTGGCGTTAATGATGCGGTGTTGTTGCACATCCAGCCGTCGGCGCAAGGGTTTTGACTGTTTAACCATGCGACTGGCTTCGTCAAAGAGGATTTTTGACTGTTCTCTTTTTGTGCTCGCCGCGTAGATTTCTGGACCGCCTTCGCCGTCTTTGGTTAAACCGTAAAGGCCTACGCCTGCCAGCCTCGTGGTTTTTCCATTTTTCCTGGCTATTTCTTCATAAACTGTACGAAAACGGCGTCTTTCCGTGTCTTGGTTTTTCCAACCAAAGACGCAAGCAATGATCCAGGCTTGCCAAGGTTCAAGTTCAAACGGCTGTCCCGCCCATTCGCCTTTGCTGTGGCAAAGAAAGCTAAACAGGGTCAACGCCCGCCTAGCTGAATATTCGCAAAAAAAAAGGCCGCGATTGGCGGCCTCTTTCAAGTCTTTGTCGTTTCGTTCGATGGCGAGACGGGTCAGTTTTCCTGTCGTTATTTTTCCGTTGAGGACATCGCGGCCATATTGGGCAGCAGATTCCAGCGGATCAAAAGTCGTCAAAATTATCGAACAGATCACCCTGGCCTGAAATCATATTTCGTTCAGAAGACGGAGCCAGGCCGAATTCACCTACCAATGAACGCCATTTACGCCAGTCATCATTGAGCTGCGCAACTTCCGGACGGCTCTTTCGTTGATCGCCATAACGTCCAGTGGTTGCATAAGTCCATTCGTCTTTATCAAGATAATTACGGGCATCCGCCATGCGGCGAACAACGCGGCAATATTCACAAAAAGCATCGACAAAATGAGGTTTCAAGCGGCCCAACATGGCGAGTTGTGGAGCGGTTCTATCCCAAACCTTCAACTCTGATTCTGTCAAAATATCATCAGGACGTAAAGCCTGAGCGCGTGCGAAATGTACAGATTGAGGTTCATCGTGCAATGGCAATGAAGCAAAGTTGCCATTTTTAACTATCGATGGTTTCCTTCCTGTACTCATGGCGAATTTCTATTTGGTTTCAAGCTCATAAACATGAGAC